TCAGCACCGAAAGCGATATTCGGCGGGCTGGCAAACGCATTCGCGGCGGAATCCCAGAACGCATCAACTCGCCACGTCAGCTTCTTCGTGCCGGTGATGGCGTGCTGATAGCCAGCATCCTCCGTGCCGGTGTCATCGATGACATCGCCTTCCTCGGCAACTTCCCATGAGACGTTGCTGAGCAGTGTGGTGCTGTTGATCAGCGTGCGTGCGTTCTTACCAGCCTTGGCGACGGTTCCTGAAACTCCTGGCATAGCATATCACTCCCATGTCTGCATGAGGGTGACATGTGCAGCTTTTCAGTGCCCACGCCTGCCGCCTGTTTGGTTCTTGTTACTGCGAGCCCACGATGATAATACGGTAACTTGATACCAAGCTGCCGCTATTATTCGTCAGGGTGATGGTTGTGTTCGTCGTGATGGCGATCAGTCCGGTGGCGGAATAATCCTTCACATGAAAGCTGCCGTTCTTGCGAAGCGGGACGGACAGCGTTGCCCACAGTGGATTGCTACCACCGCCAATCGTGATCGTCGAGGTGTTCAACGATTCGTTCAGGTGTTCTACCCACACTTCGCACACACGCGTCAGTGCCAGCGAATTACCGAACACATCGGTTAGGCCACTGGTGAGATTGAACGTCGCTGTCCCGCTGGCCGCAATCGTTGATTCCAGAACGTAAAAGCGGTTGGCTTGGTTCAGCCCAGTACCGTCAGAGATTCGGTGCGTCAGTGCGAACACCGGCGACCACTCTGGAAGCTGCCCAGTGGCGTTGGCTTGCTGATAGACTGCAGCAATCCTGTCACAGCTCACGACTGATTTAAGCGTCGGCATATGCTTCCTGTCGTGGTTTCTCGGTCAAGATAACTAGCGGCACAGTGGCGGAATACACGTTGTTACCGTTCTTGTCCCGATAGGCTTCCAACCCCATGATGATCGGATCGTCTTCAGCGATGTCCACTGAGACAATATTACACCCGTTGATAGATAATACCGGCCCCTTGGTCTGGTCTTCTGCATCATCAAATGCGGCTACCGCCCAGGGCACGATGATCTCATCTAGCAGATTCAAGTCGCTGTAGAAGTACAGCAGGTTGATTTTCGTCCGCTCCATCACCGACTCGGTTGTCTTCTCCCTCACCGTTCCTCGGTGCTCCAGCACCAGAAGCCCGCCTGCGGTGATGTCAATCTGGTCAGGTGCTACTGCGTACCAGACTCCCTGCGAGATGTACTGGCTGATCGTCTCGTCATTCTGGTGGATTTCCTTCACGGCGGAAAGTGGCGTGTTAGCCATCAGATGTTCCCTCCCACCTGGAATGCCCTGCCCATAATTGTCTTGATATCGTTCTGGTACATCTCAACAGCCAGTGTCAGGAAACGATGCCCCTGGGCTTCCAGCCGACGGGCATACACCATATTTGTGCCAACCCGCCCCACCGTATCGCTCTGTCGCATCTCCCAGGCTATCGACCGGCGAAGCTGGCCAGAGAGTTTGCGGGGCGGTGCTCCTGGCGTAGCAGGGGTGGTGGCTCGGTAGTATGGTGCTCCATACTTCGGCTTCACCAGCTTGCGCGGGGCAGGAACACTCAGGATTTCCTTGATGCGGGACGACAGGAATATCGTCGCTGCCTTCAAGCCTTGACCAGCCCGTCGCTTGATCTCTTCAGCAATCTTAGCGGAGTTATTGGTAGGGTTAGCCACTCGGAGCTGCCTCCGAACACATGTTCACATAGAACGATTCGATATTTCCTATGGTTCGTCGGCGAAGGATAGATTTGATGATGAAGTTTCGCCCGTCGTATACCCACCGCCAGGATGACTCTGGCGTGTTGGTCAGGCAGAAAACCTTGTGCGTGATCTCCACGCCGTTGGCGGCGTAGGCTTCGATCTCCTTGGCCGATGCATCTTCTACCCGAATCGGCTCATTGGATAGAACGGTCGTCCATGACCGTACCATACCTGCACTCAGATCGCTCTCGTTGGCGACTGACTGCAATGTACCAGTCTGGTTTAGCATGTTGGCGAGGCTCATATGACCAGCCCCTTCCCCAGCGTCTTGAACGGAGCCAGGAGCCTGATCGCTGCTGTCGATAGCAGGCCACCGTTTGCCACCGTTGCCTCCTGCTGGGCGAGGCTGTAGCTGTACTCGCCCAACGACTCGGCAGTGAGTTGCTGACCACCCTTGCCAGCTCGGCTGCGGTATGCATCCACCTCCCAAAGTGCCGCCTGCGTAACCGCATCTGGCACGTTGGTATAGCCACTGACATAGACTACCTTGACTGATCCTTGCGCAGGTAGGTCTGGAACGCTAAGATTGTACCCAGACATGCCAGGGGTGGTGTTGTTGGCGTAGCGTCGAGCCCACCGCCTGCCGATGCGGATGATGATACCAGACCGGCTGGTGTACCCATAAGTTGAGGTCAGCTCGGCGGCATCGGTCTGTAAGGCATAATCAGTCCCGGCAGTCAGCAGGTAGTCTGATGTCCAAGGGTTGTCGGCGGATCCCCAATACGCCCCGGCGTTCTCGTACACCGATGTCACCGAGATGACCGGGCGATTCTTCAAAACCAGCTTGTACCCGTCCGGCTGGTAGTATTCGGTGCGGGTGGCCTGCTCAAATGAAGTGCCGCAGTAGTTCGTTACAGCAGAAATGGCGGCATCCAGCCACATCTGGAGTTGCGTATCGTAAGTGGAAACCGTTATTCCGAGATGCGTTTTAACGTCTGTTAATTGAGCGATTGCCATTTTTTACTGCTCCTGAATGTTTACAGATGAGTAACCAGATGAATACAAATATGATCCATTTTCGTACACAAGTATCTTGATTCTGGCGTAACCTGCTACTGCGCACAAATTAGTTCGATCTTGCAAGTCTGCTGCATCTGTGTCTCCAACAACAGCAATCAGATTGTCTGTAGTTGCCGTGCCGTTTGGGTTCACCGTCCTAAGCTTCAATGTGTACCCTTCTCCCTGCCAATCCAAGCCAAGACCAGAGAAACGCAACGGTATGGTGGTGTCTCCTTGTACCAATGGTTTCCCTGTTATGGTCATCTTAGCCTGCTCCCACAATCAACCCGCTTATTGTGGTCGTCTCGATAGACATCCCACTGATGGTAGTGCTATTAGCAATCGAAATCCCACTGATAGATGTTACCGGAGTCGAGTTGGTGTATGTCGCCAACACTGTAGTAGTAGCTGGAGCTACCGACACCGCAGCCAAGGCATTGAAAATGCCAGTGACCGAGAACAGCCCCGATCCACTCACCACCGCAGCCGGAACCGTCACGCCAGCCGTACCAGTGTAGACCGGTGCAGCAAACGTCCCAGCTCCTGAAGCCGTCGCCGCCCCCGCTGTGACTGCACCGCTGGCCGTTCGATTCGCTGGTGCCACAAACGTCGCAGATCCGCTAGCAGTAGCAGGAGCAGACGAAACACTAGCCGAACTGGTATACACCGGAGCAGTAAAGGTTGCCGAGCCGGAGGCAGTGGCATGGCCAGCCGATACCACTGCACTGCCCTGGTACACCACCGTAGCGAAGATGGCCGTACCGCTGGCGGTCGCTGGTGCTGCCTGGACAGTGGCCGAGGCTGTGTAGACGGGAGCAGTGAAGGTTGCCGAGCCTGAAGCCGTCGCTGCACCGCTGGCAACTGTGGCTGTCGCTGTCTTTGTGCCAGCCGCGAACGTAGCAGATGCTGAGCACGTCGCCGCCCCCGCTGTGACTGCTGCCGAGGCTGTCTTGGTTCCGGCTGCAAAGGTCGCTGATCCGCTGGCTGTCGCTGCACCGGAGGTTACAGCAGCCGTAGCGGTCTTAGTGCCTGCTGCGAAGGTTGCACTGCCTGAGGCTGTAGCTGCACCGCTGGTGATCGCTGCTGAGGCTGTGAAGGTGCCTGCTGCTGCAACCTTGCTGGGAACCCATAGCCGCCTGCGTCGAAACGTGTAGCGACGACGAGTGACTATATGAGGCACCGTTTACTCCTCTTCCACCCAAAGACAGCCACAGAAAGTGATGTCGTCCGCTACGGTCGAAGCCATACGAACTACAAGAGCCGCCGCTTGCCGTGCTGTCGGTGCGAAGTCCTTATCGGGATACCAGATTTCGAGAGGGCTTTGCCGGATGTTCCATGCCATGCTCTCAACAGTCGTTGCTGTCGTGCTGGTAGTAGCTACCGTTGCCCCGTTGATCTCAGCAGTAAACCCTGCCGCGACATTCACACCAGAATCGACCGGAACCGGCGTAACGGATGAGCCGTTGCCGCTCGTCACCGTAGCCGCGAGGTGAATGATCTGAATTTCGATGGCTTCCTCAGCAGTGTCGCCGAGTTCGGAAGTCTGCCCAAGCCGAATGCCGCGAATACGCACTGGCTTGTCATCGGCTGGTGTGATTTCCCACAGGTCAGCGTTGCCGCCCGCATTTGTCACTGTTCCAGCGACAAATGGCACGGTATAGATTCTTCCCATTATCGTCTTCTCCAAAAATGCATGCGTCTCTGTGTTGGGGCAAAGGCTTTGCTAACTGCTGCTATCGTCGGATCGTTGAACGCATACAAATTACCGGTAGTCGAACCGAGCGTAGCCGTGTCGCACGTCATGCGAGTGAACGGCGATCCTGAGCCGATGACGGGTATGACGTACTGCAGATTCCCTGTCTTGCACACACCCTGAAACACCCACGTCGAACCGTTGTCTGTGCTCTTGTACTGGTGAATTTCGCCACCGCGATCAGCAACGCTGTTGGTGTAATCGTTGACGCTGTTGTTGGTGCCAAGCCGATTGACGTAAGCGATCCAAGTATTACTCGGCAACGCGAAGAGTGCTATCGGTTCGTCGCTGCAATCAAACCCCGACATAGTAACGAGGACGCGAGTGTTCCACGAACTGCCGTTCCACTTCTTGAAGTACAGGAAGTGGGAGCCGAGGCCGCGAGCGTTGGTGTACAGAATCGCCGGATAGCCATCGCTGCCGAGGTCCAATGATGCGTTGTACGTCATCTCAGGGAACGCCGCTGCTTCAACCGTGCAGTTTGCCGTGAGCGTAGAATTGGTCAGCGGAATGGTCTGAGACGACCCCGCCATATTCGTCGCTGAGATCGCACTGCCGTTCCAGTTCAGCTTGAAGAGGTAGTGCCCGTAACGGTTCTTGTAATCTGGTGCTGGCGACGAGTTAGTGTTGTTGTGATCTTCCCAGATCACGTCGATGTAAACGTCGTCACCATTCTGCTTAGATGACAGGTACCATGCGTAGTTCCCCGTCCCAGTGATAAAGCTCGTCTCGCTGCCCCAGGTTGCTCCGTCGTCGGTGCTGATGCGATATGCCCAGTCAGAGACGTGCCCGCCTGTACGGTAGAAAATGATCATCGCCCCGTCTGAGAAGACGTAGGCATTAGGGTAAGACGCTACGCTGTCAGTGTTGCCTAACTCAGTCCACGCTGTTGGATCATGGGCAGAATTAGAAATCCAGTGGCGGAGAGGGCCATCATGGCACGCACCAAATACGTGATACTTACCAGTATCGTCGGTAACGATGACCAATTGGTTATGGTCGTCTGAGGAGCCGGATGTGCCTAGTGACACCTGTGACCACGTTGCACTATTGTTGTCGTAGTACGCAATGGTTGGATGAGTGCCAGTTCCACGCTGATAGGAGCAGATCAGTCTTCCCGTCGTGCCCGATGCTGAGTCCCAAATAGCTTGGTGTGAAACGTTCCACGGTTGACCACCGATACCCGCACTGCCTGAACTGTCAGTCGCTGCTGTTGAGAAAGTGGGTGCAGTGAAACCATAGATATTCGTGTCTTCAGTTCGCCATGCCGATACCCGGCAGCCCCATCGCTGATTAGCGGGGAGTGTAAAGTTCGCTGCGAATGTCCCAGGCCCGGTGACAACACGATAAGCTGTTGTGACCTGCGGACTACCGGCTTCGTTCTGGAGGATCGTGAAGCTATTGTTGGCCGTAATGCCAGTGTGATTTGTCCCGCCGACCGTGCCGATCAGAAGGTAGGTTCCGGCATCGAGGGTAATATTCCCGCTGTCTGCTGTCCCGCTGCTGCCAGTGTTACTGGATGCCGAAGCCGCTTCGGAAAACGCCTGGACCGAGGGAATACCTGTCCACTCAGAGATTGTAACTGCGAGTACAGGGAGGGTTGCAGTAGTAGAGGAAAACGAAACGGTACAGGCCCCACTACTCGCAGCGTGAGTCCAAAATTCATTGATTCGTTGAGTGTTGGCTACGCCGCTGTTAAATACTGTCGCTGGTGATCCTGCAGAACTATTACCGCCGTAGGTGCTTTTCCAAGTGTTGCTCTGTGTGTCTGTTGGTGTGTTGACGTTCAACTGCGAAGCGTCGAAAATGCGGATCATGATGTGCAGGAAATTGCCTGCCGTCACATTCGACGGGAATGCAATCGTTCCTGATGCGGTCGCTGTCGTCTTCGCAGATTGTACCAGCGTGGGAGTCGCCACTTACTTCACCTCGTAGACTTCAAGGATGGGGTCAACAACATACATGCCGCTACCCCGCGCTCCTGCCCGCGAACTCGCAGCCACCGCTGATTACAGTGCTGCTATCGCTGGGTCTTGGGGTGCCACTTGCAACGCTGCAACATTCGACTCCAGTAAATCCAGCCTTGCGTTGATCGCACTTGGATCAAAGGCAGCAGGCAAATCGTCCTGTGTCAGAAAAGTTACTGGCATGCCTGCTCCTTTTTCAGCTTCTCCAGAAACTCGACTTCCTGCCGAGCTTCGTCAGTGTCAGTGGTTCGCAGCACTTCCAACCTTCGCTCGATAGTCGCCTGGTCGTAGCTACTGGATGCCTTGCCTTCCCATATGACGCGAATCGGGAAATCCATATCGCCTCACTATGAAATAGGCACTGTGCAGGAAAAGCTCGAAATGGCGATTGTGCCTCCTGCAACAATCGTTGCGTTGTCAAATTGCAAATCACCAGAACCAACACCACACGTCCCGTCTGCAATGATGTTTCCATCACTGTCCTTGATGCGGAAGTGTCCAGCCGTGCCAGATGCGTCAGCATTGGTATCGCTGGTAATTGGTGAGGCAGTTGCCACTCCTGTAGCAGCGTTGCCAAAAGCCGGATCACTGAACGTCAGCGTGCCCAGCAGAGTACCACTGTCTGCGTCGCCGACGTTGGTAGGCTGTGCTCCAGTGCGAATGGCGATGGTACCAGCACCTGCACCAGCGTCGATGAGGTCAACGATGCCGTTACAGGCTGCGTTACGGGCTGCTGTTGATAGTCGGAATGCCATGTGTCCACCCTAGTGTAATAAGCACACTAGAGTTTACCGCTGCTGCTACCTTCCTCCGCAGTCGCAATCGGGTCCATGATTGCTGTAGTCACAGACAGGGCCAAGTAGCGTGTGATTTCGATGAGCATTACGCATCATATCAGACATCAAAAAGTACAGCCTTTCAGCGTCCGACATTGGCATCTTGCTCACCAACTGTTGCAAATCTGTCGTATCAATTATCCACCGATACCACGAATGGAAGTCGTTGTTGGTGTAGTGATTCTTCCAAGGCTTGTACTGCTCGGTGTCTCCTATCAGCCGCTTGAGAGATTTCTGGCTGGTATCCACATGCACACGACCAAGATAGGTGTCAGGTGGAAGCCCTTCACCCGACACTTCCTTAGGCGGAGCAGTCACGCTGCCGCCTTTGGGAAGCGTTGGCAGATTCAGATAGACTTCATCAGTCATGGCTATTTCATCCCTTCAATCTGCCGTATCTTGTCGCCGAACTGTGCGTTCAGATCGCGGTTGAACTTGTCATACATGACCTCCCGCATTGCCTTGCTGATATTGGCCAGCGGGATGTTGGCAGGCTTCGTCACCATCTTTGTCTTCCAGTGCCCCGCCCAGGCATTCCAGAAGCAATACTGAGGCACACCCAGCAGGTGCAGATCGCGGGTAAAGACGATATCTTCGGTGCTGGCCTTCTCGGTCTTCTCTTCGTCCTTAAACTCATACGAAAACCAAGGCTTGGGCAGTAACTCGATTGCCCGCATATCGATCAGCAGCAGGCCAGTGCCGAGCGCGGCCACTTCTTCGAAACCGCGCATCAGAACAGCCTCGCCACGATCCACGCTCTTGATCTGAGCGTTCCCCGCCGGTGCTCCTGTCTCCATCGTTGTCCACCGCATCACCAGCACTCGCTCTTCCGGCGGGGCGGTGCAGTACGGTGCTCCGATGACACACGGACCATCGTGAGCCAAGGCGAACTCGAAAGCGGCTGGCAGGAATTGCTGTACACCCTTCTCCGGTGATTCCTCGCCCTTGTTGTGCAGGAATTCGTAATCAGGCCACATGTCCGAATCGATGAACAGGGCAAACTGCAGGTTCAGTTCTTGCGCCCGCTTCAACGCTCGGTTGCGGGACATGTCCACAGGCGTGTCTACGATGGCCTCAGTGGCCACCGTTTCGATGCGAGGGTGATTGTTCAAGTAGTGGCAGGATCGGACCAGCCAGTCGACTGTGGTGCTGATTTCCTTCATGTCGAAAGGAAACCGAAAGATGCCGACTCGGATTTTCTCTGGCAATGGCTCCCACTTACGCAATGGCTGCACTGGTCTTCTCCTGGGTTTGGGATTTTGCTTCTTCGACAAACTTCTCAAGCACACATCTGGCGATAGATTGCCCGATGTGATCTGCTATCATTTCGAGATAATCGATTCCAGCATCGCGGTTGTCTCTGGCCATCTCGCCAAGCATCTGCCGCCAGCCTATCCGAAATCCTGGCATGTGCTTAATGAATGAGCCTATATCGTAAATCTGGTCTGTCGTTGTAGTCCATGCATATGATCGCTCTTTGGGCATCAGCACGGAGACAGGCGGCGATTTCCATTCGACGTTGGCAATGTTGCCGCCCTTCATGATGCCTATTTGCAAATGTCTTTCTACAAGCTCATCCAGCGTTTTGCGTATTTTCAATTCGTTCTCTTTGGCGATTCTGGCTTCGTGCTGCGCTTCCAGCGCTTGCCCGGCGAATCGCATCAACTTTGCTTCGACTATATTTTCGTAAAGGCGGCGAAGGCGTTTCTTTCTCTTCCTGTTTTTTGAAGCAATAGACATTATGAACACCCCGCTACGCTGAGGTGATTTGTGTTTATTATTGGCGTAGTGTGGCTAGCACACAAAGGGCGGATGGATACTTTTTCGTGGTAGGCTGATGCAATAAATGTCACGGCAACATTTCCGCATTCTTTGCATTTCAATTCACCAGAAACTATTTGGTTGATGGCTTCGTCTATTTTTCTCTGAACTGATTTATCAAGCGTCATGACTTCACTCCACTGCTCCTGCATTCTTCAATGCAGCAGCAAGCCAAAAGAAAAAGCGAAAGCCCGTTGCAGGCTTTCGCTAGAGTATACCGGAGGCACTATTACAGCGACTTCTTCTGCTCCAAGATCACCACTGAGGCAGTAATGCTGGGGCTGGTCGTGCCAACCACAGTACCGACTGCCTGGATGTACCGCTTGGTGCGGTTGAACACCGTGAACAGTTGCGGGGCAACGCCGGTGGTCGCACCGCTGGTGGTAACCTGAGTGAAGGCAGCACCAGTGATATCAGAGAACGTGCCATTCGTGGTATCACATTCCTGAAACTTGACAGTCAGGCCAGGGCCTCCTGTGCCAGAGACAGCACCAACGGTCATCAGACCAGTCGTGCCAACACCGGCGGCTGTTCCCATATCGACAACCGAACTCGTCGTTGTCTGCGTCAAGGCTTGTGGCGTAAACAGCGTGTACGCCAGGGCTTGATTCTTGATGTCACCGAAAAACGTCATGGCTCGTAATCTCCGCGTTTGTATTGATGTGATGGTCAGCAAGGAAACACCCAGCCCTAGCTAGGGCTGGGTCAAATGATCATTAAGCAGACTTGGCATCGACACGGAGGTAATCAGCCACCGTGAAGCTCTCTTCGTGGCGTGGGCCCATATCCACCTGCAGGATAGCACGAATCTGTGTTTGATCCTTGGTGAATGCGGTATCGCTGTAGCGGTTCTGCTCAATTTCGAGAGCAGCGGCCATTGCGATAATCCACTGGCTCATGTCGCCACCGAGCACACGGGTTAGCGTTGCACCGGAGCTGGCTTTGGTACGATCAGCAGGAATCTGGTTGCTGACGATCACCTTCTTGCCAGCAGCACGGTACTGGAGGTTGCCGTACTGGTCAGTGCTCCACTGGATGAACGAACCCTGGCCATCGCCTGCAGATACCGCATCAGCACGCTTGGCCATGATGTTGAAGAACAACTCAGGGCGGATGATGAAGGCGAACGCATCTTCGTTCACGATACCGTTCACAGCGTGCGTCTTGCCGACCATGCCGAAGAAGTCTTCGGGACCGAACGCATCACCGTTCGTACCCTGCTTCTTCGGGGTGTAGCTGTTGACGGAGTAGTTGAAGATACCCTTCGGGCTGGTGGCACTGCCAGCACCAGTCAGGCCAGCTAGGTCCATCGCCAACTGCAGCACCATGACCAAATCTTCACGGCACACTGCGTCGGCAGCGGGGCTGCTGTAGCGGAATAGCTCGTTCGGAATGGCCATCAACGCAGCGAGTTTCTTGGCACGGAGCAGCAAGTTGCCGGTGGTCAGATCGCTTGCCGTGATGGTGGTATTCTCACCAACCCAGTAAGCGGTGCTGGCACCAGTCTGCTTGGGCAGGCTGGTGCTGCCTTGTGCTGGCATCGGAATGACGCGAGCACCAGCGGCCATCAGGGCTGCCTTGTTTCGCAACAGCTCGATCAGTTCACCCTGAGCAGGTGCAGGAATGAGAGTGCCGCCACTGGTGTCGATGTTCCAGGACATGTCCTTCTGGTACATCGCCTTGCGGATGTGGCGGATTTCGTCAGGATCAGCCGAGCCACCAGCAAGCACCAGATCACGGCAGTCAGCCGCAAGGCTGTCTTCCATGTGAGCGGAAGCGAATGGCATCATCATGACGCCATCATTTTCCTTGCGATAACCTTGATCGCGGAGGCTCTTGTTGATGCGGGTGTGCAGTTCGCTTTCGACGCGAGCATCTTCAACGGACAGCTTGCCGACTGCCAAGCCGATGGCCTTCACGAAGCTGTAGCCACGCGAAGACAATGGCGACTCGCCTTTTCGGATGCCGAAAATGCGATTAGGGCTTGCCTGCCCTGGTGCTTTTTCTTTGAGCTTGGCGATGTCAGTCTTGAGAGACTTGACTTCATCGCCAATCGACTTCAGAACTTCGGTGACAGTTTCCGCACCCATATCATCCTCCACACGATTGCGTGGTGGATGGTGTGGGCAATCCCTGTGACGCCGCTTACCTGTCCCCTACAACTCAGACGTTACTTGACTTTTTCGGTAGCAACCTTCGTGCAGGAAATACCCGACACGCCGCCGCTAACCATATTCAGCACCACTTCAACCTTGCCGTGCTCCTTGCTCGACTGCATGGATTGCAAGGCAAGTCGAAGTGATTTGGTAGCCTCATCGAATGCTTTCTGATTCGACTCTGATAACACTATTGTACCTTCCCTGTAATTCGCCGTGCGTCTTTACGCAGGCTGGCAAGATCGGCTTGCAGTGACTTGATCGCCTTCATTTCGTCTTCGCCGATCTCGTCGTCTGCTTTTTCTTCTGGCTCGACTGGTTCGTCCGACTTCTCTTCTACCACCGTGCCCTCTGGCGTGATGGCGAATGTCTTGGTCATGTAGTCGCAGGCACTAGCCAGCCCGCTGTAGGCTGACTTGCAAGCCAGCCGGTAGGATTTCGGGACGTTGGGCGAGTCGCCCATTTCCTTCACCAGCTCGCCTGCATCCTGTACCGATTGCAGGTGAGGAGCATAATCGGATTTGGACAACGACTTGACCTTGGATTTCTCCTTGGGCTCTTCTTCGTCCTGGTCCTCTTCGCCCTCTGCCTTGACTTCTTCGGCAGGCTCCTCGGCGGGTTCCTCTTCTACGTTCTCCTCTTCCGGCTCAACTTCCTCTTTGTCCTCTGCCTCAATCTTGAGGTCTGGATACACTTCCGCCAGCTTGGCCTTGAGTACATCGACCTGCTCGCTGATAGCTGTGCCAACGCCTTCGAACAACTCCAGGATCGGCTCCTTCTCGATCATCGGGAGGGCGGCGGCTAAATTAGCCAAGGCTGCTTCCAGATCGGCACAGAAGCCCATGACAGCTTGTGCACCAGGAGGATGCTGGACCGCTTCTACGGTCGGGTCGTCGGTGGCAAGTTGTTCATCAGGCATGGCTTTCAGTTCCTTGGCAGGCTTGTTGCTAGATTGTACCGCCCACGGCACGGCGTTCTTGACGTACCGTTTCGATAGCACCATTGGCACTACCACGCGGGCGGTCGGGTTCGGAGGAGCGTACCGCATCATGCTTTTGACAATCGACGGGGCGAGGCTCTTGCCATCCCAATTCCGATGAACAGTATCAAGCAATGCTTCGGGATTGCAGGGGACGGGAACGACAGACCATTCGTGCGGAGCCCACTCCACGAACTTGATGCCACGCCCTGCGAGGCGGAGCGACTTGCCCGGCACTGGATCGTAGCCAACCGAGGAGCCACGCAGCACACCAGCCTCGATGAGTGCCCAGCACTGTGACGATTCCTGAGTCATCAAATGGAAAAGGGCGGTGGCCTTTACGCAGTTCTGGTCGTACACATCCCAGCTCAGTGACTTCGTGGCGGGGTTGATTGACTGCGCGATCGGAGCCATGTGGCTGTCGTGATCCCACAGCACCACCGGATTGTTTCGATACCGCTCCAGGTGCGGCAGACTGCCTTCAGGCACAAGGATGTCGCCATCGTTGTCTACCGCCATACTGGAAACAGTGTAAGTGGCGGTGCAGAGCTTGGAGTCAAGCTGGCACGGAGCATCAGGAACGACATGTGAGATGCGTTCTGGAGTGGCGACCAGCTTTCTGATTATGGGTTCCACTCTTCGTTAAGCTCCTCTGTCATGCTGCACATACAGTTGCTGGACACAATTCCATTGCCTACAATGTACATTGATTCCTTGGTTTCAAAATCGTACACGGCGGCTCTATGATAAAGTATACCCTCGACCTTGATGACCTTCAGCGTCGTTATACTGCCGGGGAAAGCGTCCTTCACATGGCCAATGCCCTTGGCGTTAGCCGAAGTTGTATTGTCAACCGCCTGAAAACACTTGGCCTCCGTGTCAGAACTGGCTCTGAGTCCCAGTTTCTTCGTAATGCGAGATACACCCCTGAGCAACGCAAGCAATTCACGGCTGCTGCCCACGACGCTGTCCGTGGCAAGAAGCAACCTATTGAGATGAGATGCAAGATTGCTCTGAGTAGGGAAGCCAACGCTGCGAAACATATCAGCAAGTACGAGAGGCAAATGATCGAATGGCTGACTGAACGTGGTGTTGTCTGTGTACCCCAGAAAGCTATCGGGCCTTACAATGTCGATATTGCCATTGCAGAAAGCCGCATCGCCGTGGAGATATTCGGAGGACACTGGCACGCTGCTGGCAAACATGCCAACCGCTTCCCTGAGAGAATGAAATACCTCATGAGCGAAGGGTGGTCTGTAATTGTTGTTTGGGCAACTAAGGGGTGGAACAAAATCCTGTTCACTTCTTCCAGTGCAGATCACATCGTCACCCACCACAAAATCAGATGCTCGCAGGAAACCAAACGGGGAGAGCAGCATGTGATTCGGGGTGACGCTTATACTACTGCTGTCGCTAAAATGAAGCCTAACAATGGGGCCATTGTACTCGGAGTGCATCGCGGAAATAAGCGAAGACATCCTGACGGGAGTTTCGCCAAGCACACAGTTGGGATGTAGCGGGGGATACATTACCGTCGCATATGGTCCTCCTTTCGGCAAAACGATGAACGGCTCCCCCAATGCTACTATTTTACCGTCAAGGCTAAGGCACAACTCGCAAGCATCCGACGAGGCGAGCCATCGCTTACCGCTAACCACACCAGATTGCTTGGCGGCGATCTCCTGGCCAGCGTGGTATGCTCTGCTACTTTCCGACGCCGCTATAGACATTGCCCGTTGCGGATCGCGGAAGATTCGCATCACTTCAGCGGTAGTCTGCTGAAGCGATTGCCCCTGCTCTACGCCCTGGGCGAGCTCTTGCTGCAGCCGCCGGTAGGCGTTGGATAGTTTCATCCTTGTCGTTTGCAGGGTCGATACGGCGAACTGGTAGCTGTAGTTGTTGATGAAATTGACAACCTCAGGGTTGTAGATGTCGAACTGGTCGTCTTCTTTGGGCTGTTCGAAACTAAAAGGCGACGGGATGCTGAAGATCGACTTCGCCCCACGCCGCCGCTGGTTGAGCCTTCGCTGTAGTTCAGTGCGGCCATCGACAAGATACCTCGCGTAGATTGGCTTGATGCGTTCGATGAATGGCTGCAGCC